GTAGAAAACGGGTATTCAAGAGCGTATTTTAATAAAAAATTACTAGAGGCGAATTGCGCTAAACTTCTAGCTAAGAAACTTCGCGATGAAGAAATAAGAGAAAAGCCCAGATCGCGACCAATGGGCAGACGCCGAAATGAACATTTTATGGAATTTCTAAGAACGCACTATTTAGTGCCTAAACGTTGGGAGATGTCGCTATGTTAAGAGGTGACAGTGTACATGAGAGCGATAGTGTAAACGCGCCAGCACATTATCAAGGCGACAAGATGCAGTGCATCGACGCGATGGAAGCAATGCTTACGCAAGATGAATTTCGTGGGTATCTGCGCGGTAATGTTTTTAAGTATCAATGGCGCTTTAGAGAAAAAGGCGGTGTTGAAGATTTACGCAAAGCAAGATGGTATTTAGACAGACTAATCAAATTGGAGAATTTCTAATGTATGCGTTTAAAAGTGGACCTGTTGACCAAGACCCAACCATTAAAGGCCTTCGTGGCGAAGATATGGAGAACTACATGAATTTGCTTAAATGGTTAGATTCTGTGCCGTTTATTCCCCTAAAGGTTAGCGACTTTGTGCTACCTTGGCGGGATAGATGAAGCCAAAGCTCAAAACGATGAATGGGGTATGGATATGCTATACCCCTTGCTGCACCATTCCAATGATGGCAGACCACCCACAAACGGCGTATTTAAGATGGAGATTTATCAATGCTAAGACCCAATCAGATAGAAGCTGTTGCCTTTTTGAGCCAAATAGACAAGGGCATGATTCTCGCCCCAGTGGGGGCGGGCAAAACAGCGATAACGCTAACCGCCATGCAACAAGCGCTCGACATGGGCAGAGTACGCCGGTTCTTAGTGATAGCGCCAAAACGTGTTTGCACGGATGTGTGGACAATAGAGCCAACCAAGTGGGCACCAAATCTGACAGTATCTATCGCCGTTGGCTCTTACGCGCAGCGGTTGATAGCGTTCAACAAACCGACGCAGGTGGTGGTGACTAATTACGATACACTGCAAACAACGCCGCCACTGGTAGGCTTTGACGGTATCGTGTTTGACGAGTTGACGGTGCTAAAGAACCCATCAGGCAAACGCTTTAAAGCGCTATTTGGGTTAATTAAGGACTTTAAAGTTAAGTGGGGGCTTACCGGCTCGTTTACCAGCAACGGACTTGAGGACGTGTTTGGGCAATGCAAAATAGTAGACGCATCACTTCTTGGAAAATCCAAAACAGCGTTTCTTCAAAAGTATTTTGTGCTACTCAATAAAGACTTTGGTGAATGGGTAGCCAAGTCTACATCATTGCGTGACGTAATGGCGGAAATTAAGCCTGCAACGTATCTTATCGACACGCAAGAGTATATGGATACTTTGCCTCCGCTTAACGTTGTGCCAGTCAAATGCGCGATGGACATGAAGCAGTACAAAGAGATGAAGAAAGACTTTGTGGTGTATTACGACGATAAGGAAATCATAGCAGTTAACGCCGCTGTGGTGGTAAACAAACTGCAACAAATGGCCAGCGGGTTTTCGTATATTGAAGGGCAACCCGCCGCATGGTTTTCGCGCCACAAGTTTGACCGGCTAGACGAAATACTTGAGGAGAATCAACACGCCAATACGATTATTGTGTATAACTTTCAGGCAGAGCTTGAAGAACTTAAACGCCGGTACCCAAACGCACGAACAATCGACCAGCAAGGCGTTATCTCATCGTGGAACGCGGGGCGAGTAGAATTACTGCTCGTTCATCCTAAGTCAGCAGGGCATGGGCTAAACCTTCAATTTGGAGGCAGTAAAATGGTGTTCCTGTCGCTTCCGTGGTCACTTGATAGATATGAGCAGACCATTGGACGATTGCACCGTAGTGGACAAAAGAGTGCTGTATATTGCTATGTACTGCTAACAGACAAAACCGTAGACGAGCGCATATTCGCAAGTCTGCATGACAAACGCGCAATCTCAGATATTGCCTTAGAGGAATTAAAATGAACAACTTAACATGGCGCGACATCTTCTTTAATTTGAATAATTACTCAGAAGACGAGCTAGAAAAAATGATTAAATCAGAGCGTCACGGTAAACGTAGACGCTCTATTTTGGTACGTTTGCATCAGCGCTACTGCATACTCCGCGCTAACCGTGAACGTGACGAATTACTCGCTTAAAAACAATTCTGCTTCCGCATTTCTGCGTCGAGTAAGACCGGCTAATACTTTACCGCCAGCCTTGTTCCACCGCAGAAATTGCTCTGCTATTTCAGATTTAGGTTCTTTTGCTTTTAGCATCTTAACAAGCGTTGACGAAACTAAATTTCCACTGCCTATGTTATAGCAGAGGCAAACTAGCGCATCGTATTCATTCTGGGTAAGCGGTTCGCCAATCGCGTTGACGGTATGCTCATACGGCGCTAACGTCTGCGCTAGTAAATGCAGTGCCGCTGCTTCGCCCGGCAATGCCTGATTAGCTTTCACGGGTGTTCCGTCCGCATAGCGGGTTGAGCCTATGCCAATTGTCCAAACACCTGCTGGGCATTTATAGCTTTGCAGTTTACAACCTTCAAATTCTTTAATTAGGGCTAACCCTTTTTCACCTATCTTCATTTCTTTTCCCGTAGCAATAGAATAGTGGTCAGTTTTTGCGTCAATCGTATCATGTCGTTGTCTAGCACCCGCACTTGGTCAATTAGCTCAATTAGCGCGTCTGTTGCTTCTTGCAGGATAGGCTTTACGACGGTGGTCGCCCAGAGCCAGACAAAGTAGACAATATAGCCCATACCGCCAGCAGCGATAATTGGGAATCCATACTGGTTAATATATTTAGCGATAGCATCGGCATCCATTAGTCTTTTCGCTCCACTGACGGGGGCTTGGGTTTTTCTTGCGGTATCTCAAGTGCCGTTGACGCTAATTCATCAATTCTAACGATGTCATGCGACATGGCTGTAACACGTTTATCTAGCTGCTTGATAATGCCAATTAGGCTTTTAATCTTCTCAAGGACGCTATCGAGCAGAAATTTCTGCGTTAGATAGACGAAATACATACCGCCAGTCGCCGCCGCGATAGGAAATCCTACGTCCGAGGCAAACTGTAGGAATTCCATTATTTACCCGACCACCATGTGAGAAACGAAAACAACGCGCCAACGGTAAAAACGATACCGCCAATAAAACCTTTATAGCGCGTCTGCTCGGTTTTCATCTCGTCAAGCGCGGCTATGATAGCGTCTAGCTTTCTCCCTCTGTCTTCAAACACTTCTTCTAGCGCATCAATGCGCTGTTCTACTTTAGCTAAACGGCAGGCTTCGTCAGGCATTTGTCACCTCCACCGAGCTAATTGCACTTGCGTAGGTAGAAGGCTCTTTTAGTCGAGCCATTAAGTATTTTGTTCATAATAGGTTTCCTGTAGTTGCTTTCTCTTCTTCAGTCATTGGTCTAACATGATGTACATCGGTATATACACCGTTTACAAGCTCATAAGTTACACCTTCATACACTTCATAAATATCTATAATAGGTATTTCTACACGGATAAACGGCACCCAATTAAAGGGGACTTCTCCAAATGCTTGGATAAGGTTTTCTTCAAAAGCAGGATGGTTTTTAATCTGGCTGTTTTCAGTTTCAATATAGAGATTCATTACATATCACCAGTATTAGTTGAAGGGAATGCGCGAGTAATACCAGATGTTCCAGCCCATATAATTCTGACTGCACCTACAGCACCCCAGCCACTACTTCCATCGCCGCCACCATAAGCTCCGCCTTCTGTGTATGGTGTAGCTCCACCGGAGCCACCGCCCCCGCCTATTGAGCTTACTGTGCCTCCAGCGCCACTAGAACCTTGCCCTAAAATACCTACACCGCCCCCACCGCCAGAAGCGCCATTAATAGTGCTAGTGCCATACCCACCACCGCCTGCTCCACCAGTACCTGCTGTCCCGTTAGTATTAGAAGACCCGCCACCAGTACCACCATTACCAGCGTAGCCACCTGCACCGCCGCCTGCTGCGTATGAATATGCCCCTGCGCCTCCCTGTCCACCTGCTCCACCACTACCTCCATTACCTGCGATTACGGTGCCTCCTGCTCCTCCACCAATAGCTGATTTACCACCCATTGCAGCAACAATAGATGTATTGACAAAATAACTAGTCCCTCCATCTGTCCCATATCCTACACCACCAGCACCTACAACAACAGTGTATGACGAGCCCGGAGTGACTGATATAGAATTTTCATAGGCTAAAGCACCTCCACCACCACCACTAAATTGAGGAAGTCCATCGTTCTTCCTTGCCCCACCACCACCAACAGCCACTACGGAAACCGAAGTAACCGCTATAGGAGCAACCCATGAGTAAGTCCCCGCGGTTGTATAGGCTTGTTGCCCAGGAGCCGCCGTTGAAACAGAAACAAACGAACTTAAAGCAACTTGCATAATACCTGTCATGACACGTTTCCTGTCACCACGCAGACTGTTGCACTTACAAATAGAATCGTAGCAATACCGCGAGTAGCTAGAGTGATAGAAGTTTTTACTGTGTTTGTTCCACCAATGTAGGCTGTAGGCGCACTGGTTGTAATGGTGACGTTACCTGTCGTGTTGTTAAAGATGGAGATTGCATCACCATTTGCAAACGTGGAAGTCGGTACGACAATAGAGCCACTTGTTCCAACGCCAACATATTTACCAACATCAGTAGTTGCTAGAGTATATGCAGTGGTTTTATCTGAGACTGTTTGTGGAATGTTTTTATACCCAACCGCATTTGTCCCATCAACCGTACAAGATGACAGCGTACCGCTAGAAGGTGTGCCAAGCACAGGCGTGACAAGTGTAGGTGAGGTAGACAACACTACATTACCACTACCTGTAGATGTTGTAACGCCTGTCCCACCATTAGCTACAGGCAGCGTTCCTGTAACGCCGGTTGTCAAAGGTAAACCTGTGCAACTAGTTAACGTGCCGCTTGTAGGCGTACCTAACGCACCGCCAGTAAGCACTACTTGCTCATAGCGCACACTGTCCCCAGCAGACGTGCCAGCGGCAAGACCTGTGAGTTTCTTAGCGTTCATTGGCAAGTTAGCTGACGGCGTAGACTGACCGTCACGCGTGATACAGTTTGTCAGCGCCGTTGCAATGTCACTGTTGGTTGTGTTAGTTGTT